TGCATCAAAAGGATATATTATACCCCATCCATTCGCTTCATTAACGTTTCCAAACCAACTTACACTATATACGCTTCCAAACGACATCTTTTATCTTTTTTATATAACTCATTAATTTAATTTCGTTCTCTTTCTTAGGCTTGTATGTTTTTTTCTTCTTTACAATACCCATCCTGTCATATTTTGATCTCTCTCTGGATACATTCCTCCATCTTGATTCGTTATAAATTCAGGATACAGCTCACTGTTTGAATCCATATAATCAATAAATCTTTGTGTATAAAAGTCTGCAGTAGTTTTAGCTTGATGTACTAAATTGTTTATTTCTTCAAGTGATGCTGAATCACTATTTTCTGATCTATGTTTAAATACACCTCCATTGCTAATCTGAAATGCTGCATATTTCATATATTCTGATTGACTAAACCAAATAAGCATTGGCTTTAAATATGTATTTACAAGTGTAGAATAATTGCCAGCTAAAGTGCTATTAACTATGTCTGATTGTAATTTATCATATAAAGCTGTACCTAATTGTGTTTGTATATATGTATCTTGAGCTACTTCTACAAATTGTATTAGTTTATCAGTATCTACATTCCCATCTATAATAGATTTCCTTTTTAACTCGTCAAGTGTGATAAATAATGCTTTCATTTTTTATAATTTGGGTGATGTCCTTTGTTTGCCATATCTCTTGGTGCTATATCAACTTCACTTGGGTTAACAGGCTCTTTTAAACCATCTGCAATTGCTTGTGATTCACTAACAAGATTATTATCTGTTATTTTTTTCTTATATACCTTCATTTCCCAATAGTGATGACAATTTACACCGCCTTTATACTTAAATAAAGAATAGTTCTGTCCTTTATGACCTAATTCCTTATTTACACCTTTAAAAGACATCATATTAATATCTTCTTTTCTAAATACAAGATTCTGTCCTGTTAATGTTTCCATTTTCATACAAAATCTTCTACTTTTAGCTGAATTTCTTACAGGAGCATAAGAGTAGCGAACCTTATATGTTGAATTGTCTTGTGATGAAGACTTATTAGGTTTAGCGTCATCTTTTGATACATCTGCAAGTTTAGTAAAGTCAAACTCTGCTTCTGTATCTACTACTTTTTCTGTATGTACTAACTCCCAATCGTTTTCATCTACTTTTTCCCCTAATGACTCTAATTGTGATAATAAATCATCTCCTTGTTTGTCATCAAAGTCATTCTTTTCTTCACTTGATAGTTTTTCACCTGTTTCTTCTTCCCTTTTAATCTTTGTCTCTATATTATCAAGCTCTGTAAACTCAATTGGTTGCAGAGTAACAAAGTAAAGATTTAATCCTATACCATTAAATGCTAACAGCTCGTTAAATGAGTTGATTAGTAGGGTCTGAAATGGTCTTATTACAATGTTATCCATTAAAACAGATGCTGTTCTTAATTCCTCTGCATTATTACCAAAACCAGTATTGTCCTTAATACCTAGAAGTATTGGAGAAACAACACCGTGACCAATCATTATCTTTTCTCTTGATTCTTTAGCTAAAAACTCATATTGTGCGTGTGCATCAGGTAAATGAATAGGCTCTACTGTTGATTGATTTTCTGCACTATCGTTAAATGCTAATATAAATTTACCAGCATTAGAAGATCCACTAAACTTTTCATATATCTTTCTCTCTATTATCTCTTGTGCTTCATCACCTGGAATACCATTGTTAAAGTTTAATAAAAGTGAAGGTGCTAAACCATTTTGTATATTATTGATATGATAGTTAGATACTTCTTCCTCTAGGTTACAATACTGTAAACATCCTTGATAATCTACAGGAGAGTAATAATAGAATCCAGCTCTATAAGGCTTTATACAGTATATTTCAACCGTTTCACTTTTTTTACCGTGTTTATATGCTGGGATTCTTTTAGGCTTGTCAGAAGGCTTTATTTCACTCCATTTAGGGTGATAATAATATGCTGTTATTTTGCCTTCTTTTGCTTTTTCTGCTCTTAATGTTTCTGTTGGAAAATGCTTAAGAGACATTATCTTAGTTTTTCTTTTATTATATACAACTTGAATAGATGCTTGTCCTAACAGTTTTAAATCGCCAGTTATTCTTCTTACATCACTATCTTTAAGTATTTGCTGCATTTGTCCAAACTGAACAGGATTGTCTTCAGAATCAGTTGCACTTAACCCTCTACCATAAATTAAATCTGTTATACCATTAACACACCTTGAGTTTGTTGGGCTACCTGTATATCTGTCTATTATATCTCCAAAATAGTTGTTGTCATCACCATATTCAACCCAATCATATCTTGTTGATTCTTTGATGCTTGGTACTTCGTAACCTGATAGGTTTATTATTTTTACTTTGCTCATATTACAATATATTTTTGGCTATCTGTATCTGTGCCAATGTACTCTTCATATTTATTACTATTTAAGGTATGATCTGTTGTATTATCTGTTTGTGATGTACAATATACTTTACCTCTATATAATAAAGTATTACTTTGTTTTAACTCAAAAGAATAGCTGTTTTCAGCTGTTAAAATACTAAAAGCTATAGACATCTCCAAGTAATTACCATTAGATGATAAAGAAGATGTTATGTCGTTTATTGTTTGAGTTTTTCTTGTGCCGTCTTCTACTATAACCATAGATAAGTCACTAGCAACAGTATAAACTCTTGGAATTATGCTAATTGTTTGAGATGATGTTGTTGGTGATAATCTTATCATACCTATATAACCTATTAACTCTAATATTGTTCAAAAAAAAAGAGGACTATTAAAGTCCCCTTTCTATGTTTAAGAAAATCTCCTATTTTTAAGAGTTCGCACCTTCAGTAATAGTAATAGTACCAGTTAATCCAGCAAAGTCTGTTGAATTAAATACTTCTTGTCCTTCAGTGTGAGCCATAAATACAGCAGGTTTAGTTTCCATACCAGTTAATGTCAATGTATATCCACTTAAATCTCCCATTGCTGCACCAGTTACAACTGTACCACCAGATACATCTGCACCGTGTTCAAGACCAACCATCATAAAGTTACCATTATAATCTTCAACAGCAACGTGAGGTCTTCCATAAGCCATTAACTTTAATTGCTTGTTATCTAATTTAGATAGCTTTTTAAGCGTTAAATTTAATGTTTGCTCGTAGAATGTTGTTCCGTTTTCTCTTGAAGAGTTTACTGTTTGCTCTAATGATGAATTTCCTTTTACTTCATATTTGTAACAAGTTAAGTTACCAGCTACATCGCCAGTATATCCTGTTATATTTGAAATAAATTCTCCAGTATCATTGTCTGTAATACTTACTGTACCTAAATCTCCGTAATTAACGAAATAAAGGTTTTTTATACCACCAACGACATCTTTACAAGGTTCTTTTCTTCCTAATGTTAAATCACAAGCCATAATTTTTATTTTTTATATAAAAAAAGGGCGGTAGGCTCAAGGCTTACCTACCCTTTCTTAAGTTGAACAATTATTTATTATGCAGTAGCGTATAATACAATATCACCACCAATTCCGTGCTGAATACCAGCAGTAAATCTCATAATAACTCTTACATTTTGAGATCCGTCAAGATCAGCCATATCAATTACTTTTACTTCATTTTGGTCAGAAAGTAATCCTGTACCGAAGAATAAGTTTGATTTTTGTGCTGCTACAGCATCGTTGTCAGATAATCCTGGAGCTAATGCAATTTGAATACCATCAAACTGAAGACCAGCACCACCGTTATACCACTGTGTACCTTGATTGTTTGTACCTGCTGCTCCTAATCCTGAAGCACCAAATCCACCTAAAGCTCTAACGTAGTTTCTATACATATTAGAAGGTAAGTAGATAGTCATATCTTCTGAACCATATACTGCTGTTGGAATTGCATCAGCAATTTTACCAAGCTCTGTAATAATGTTAGCTGCTGTTGAAGCAGTTCCAGTTACGTCATTAACATCAGTATCAGCACCTAAAGTAGTGATGAATCCATCAAATTGACCTGCAGTTGCGTTAGTACCTGTCCAGATGTTAGTTTCCATTCTTTGAGCTACTTTATCTGCAACGTGTGCAATTAAGAAGTCAGAAAAGTTAGATGGTAAGTTATCAAATGCAGAATATCCCATTGATACTGCTTCCCAGTCACTTCTAAAGGTTTGCTTACATAACTCAAGGTTCACTTGAAACTCTTCTGGAGTTAAGATTCTTTCAGTAAGAGTAAGTGTTGATGTGTCATCAAAATCACAAGTTGCGTTTTTAACGATATCATCTGTTGCCACTTTTTTCATTACTTGTTTATACTTAACATTAGGTACTACTGTAATATTCCCCTCTGCTAAAGTTTTACCTGATAATAAAGCTGCAGAAATATATTTCCCAGCAAATTCACCAGCGTAAGTAGTAGTTATATTGGTTGTTGTTGCCATTTTAAATTAATTTAATTATTAGTTATTGCGTTTAATACTCTATTGTAAGTAGTGTTTCTATTTGCGTTTGGAGAAAACCTAACACCAACTTTTTCACTTACTTCGTTTTCTGGTGAATGAGAGATTGCTTCAGCAGGCTCGTCAGCAGATAGTTCTTGTGGAACTTCTTCTTGAGCTTCTTCTTTAGCTTCAATCATACCTCTTAATTTCTCTACCATAGCCTTAAGTTCTGAAACTTCGTCTTTAGTAGCGTATTCTACAGCAGGAGCATCTTCTACGATGTCTTCTTCGTAAACATCCTCTTGTAGTTCGTTAGTAGGTTCTTCAGCAGAATATGTTATTTTAGTTACATTTTCAGCAGGAACCTCTTCTTTAATCTCCACTTTAGCTTCTTTCTTTTTAGCTTTAGGAGCTTCTTCCTTTAACTCAACTTCAGGAGTAGTTACTTCTTCTTCTGAATTAGTTGATAAAAGAACATCTTTGATTTTAGTTACAATTTCACTTGCTTTCATAAGATTCTTATTTATAGTTATTACTGATTTAAAATACTTTGTTGTATTTTTAAAAATACCTTTGAGTTCGTTGAATAAAATATTCTATGTCCCAAATATTTGCCGAACCACCGTGTGATTGTATTTTTAATGTTGCTCCGTTATCAATAAAACTTTGGTCAATATAATATTGAATTAACTTGTGTTCTTGTTGTGTTTCATTGTTACCTTTGTAAAAAGGAATTACCATATCTAAATTTTGGACATTTCCACCGCCATTTTGAATACTTAAGTCTAAATGAGTGTTTTGTGTATTAGATGAAGATGCTTTAAATTCTACAGTAATAATAAATACATCATTTAAATTATCTCCAAGAAGTTTAGTAGTTGAATTGTCGTAAAAAGAAACAAAATCAGCACTCTTTGTAGTTATTGCTGCATTATTAGGTAAAGTTACTTGGGTTTCGCTTGATAAAGCTAATTTGTTATTTGAATCATAAACATCATCTTGATACCTTGCCCATCCAGTTTGACTATAATGAGAAATTGTTTCAGTTTTTACCTTTTTAGTTTCATTACTGTTAATTATTGGTAAAACATCTGTTGATGTTATTGTTGTTGCTTCAGTTAATGCTGATATTTTTTTATTTGCCATTTTATCTTAAATTATAATTCTATTTTATTGTTATTTTCTTGTAATATATAATCTCCATCCTCTTGCAATAGAAATCCTATTGGTCCTGTAATGTTTCCAATACCTTGTCTCATGTAATCTTGGTCATCACAACACTCTATTGAATATGTATCTTTATCTCTACATAAACATGCTCTTTTATTTGAACTAGGTACGTTATATCTTCTTCTCATTATTTTATTGGTACACAATTAGGTACTCTTTTTCCGTTTTTTATTTTAAAACCTATCATTTCATATCCATCATAACAAGGTTTCTTTAATTCTTGCTCATGCGTTTCACAAGGCATAAACCAAGTCTTACCTTCTACTTCATGTTCGTGAAATCCCTCACATCCCATTTCTTCTGCTTTAATTATTGCTTCTTGCTTTGTGTCGTATGCTTTTTTACCATCTATTTCAATAGAAGCTAGTTTTTGGTCTTCTAGTTGATCTAAACTTTTTAATTTACTCTCTGCCCACGACTTTGCAGACTTACCTCCCCATAATAAATAAGAAATATACCCACATGCTTCTGTGTCTCCTGTTTTATAGTACTCTTCTGCTCTAGATAAGTAACTATACATTCTTTTTATTGTTTGTACTGAAAGTTTTTCTTTTCTTGCTAATTGTTGAGCTCTTACCTTACCAACTTGTGTTGCACATCTATTATTTACTTTTTTATTTAGATCTATTCCTCTTTTTGCATTATTAGCTACAGAATCTGGGTAATCATTATAAGTTTCTAGCTCAATATTTTTTTCTTGTTTTATTATTGCTCTAACTTCACTTAATAATTCTTTTGCTTCATCTTCCTCTATTTTTTTAAGCTCTTCATCTTTACAAATACACTTACCTAACTTTGCATCACATTCACATTCTGAAAGTTTATTAGGTTCGTTAGGTCTTTCTAATTTATCAGCAAAATAACCCTCTATTGAAAATCCTTTTACTTTTCCTGTCTTAATATAGTTTTCCCACACGTCATCATTTTCTACTTTCATAGAAACCATCCAAGTTCCTATTGGTACATCCATGCCGTATAGTCTAGTCTTGTCTTCTTCTCCTTCTACTATCCAACTCTCTACTACTGTTAATCCATTTAATGGTGATTCGTGTTCTAATGTTGAT